GGTATGAAGCAAACGGAGCTGATTCAGGCGGTTCAAAGCGATACTGGATTGTTCCTTGATGATTCGTACCTCTACAAGATTCTTCGTGGTGAGCGAAAGCCGGAGAAGATTATTCAGAGCATCTGCAAGATTCTTGAGATTGAGCAGAAGGAGGGCTAAACATGGAACAGATTCTGACATTGAAGGTAGACCTTGAGCACCCGGACGATGCGAAGTTTGCCATTGACGAGGCGGTCAAGGTCTACGAATCTGAAAAGCTCAAGTGGACAGCAGAGGAACTCGCCGAAGCAAAGCATCTGGCGATGAAGATTATGGAGCAGTTGTGCTTGGACGGGTACAGCATTGAATGGTGCAGAGTTACGGAAGCGTACTGTTACAAGGCGGTTTCTGTTTGGCTTAGTAAACCGGATGATGAAAGCTTTAAGCGAAATGCAACGTGCTGCATCCATTCTGCTTCTTTTGATACTTGGGTTGCCAAGTGCGTCTGTCTGTGTCGAACTACCGGCAGGGACGTGCCTGCGTTCATCATTAAAAAGGCTGGTGAATGCTGGTGAAATTCTGTAAAGCACAAAGCCGCAAGCGCAGGCTGAAGCTTGCAATGGCTGCTGGCGTATCCAGAAACGACGCAAACAAGGTGCTGCGGATGGAGAAATCCATCAACCAGTGCTTTGAACGGCATAACAGGGAAGCCAGACTGAAAGAGGAGATGCAGCGTGGAAGAAAAGTACTGTGAGCGCTGCGGTCTGTATCTTGGTATTGTCAGACCGACAAGACGGTACTGCTCCGAGTGCAAGCGCAAGGACGACCAGGAACGCCGCAGAGAACATGAAAAGTCTGGCGTTATATTCAAGCCGAAAAATGCGTTCTGCGCATACTGCGGAAAACCGATGCTGAAAAGAGTAGCATCCCAGAAGTACCACGGTGGATGCGCAAAGAAAGCCTACAACGCAAAGGCGAATCTGAATGCTAAGTCGGCGTACAGGGCCAAACAGCAAGAAAAGAAGAAGTCTGAAAAGACGTTTCCGTCTATCGGAGAAGTTCAAGCGCTTGCTGACAAGCTCGGCAAACACTACGGCGAAGTATCACGGATGCTTGCGTCAGGAGAATTGACCTATGAACGGTAAGTACTACGGCAAGCGGGAAATCCGCTGGCACAGCCGGGAGAAAGACCGGCTGGAACACATACATAATAGAAAGGACAAAGATGAAAACACTGGTAGAAATCGTCCTGATTTGGGGAATCTTCATGGCGTTGGTTCTGGCAGCGTTTCTGCTGAACTTTTGGTTGATTCACCGGATTGACCTTCTGGTTGGCGTAAACGCAACGCGTGCAATCATTGGCATTGGCGCTTTGATGGCAACCATCTGGATTTTTGGGCATTCAGTGAAAAGCTAAGGAGAGAACATATGACACTGAAAGCAGCGCTTAAAAAGCAAAACATGAGCGCTCTTGAGCTTATCCACAGGAGCGGGTTGTCCGAGCAAACAGTTTACAACATCACTAGTCCGAACAAAAAACCGTACAAGACTGGTGTTAAAACTGAAACGCTTGCAAAGATAGCGCGGGTTCTGAACGCAACAATCGTGATAAACGAAAGAAAACCGTTTATGTTTGACATCATTTTGAACTAAGGAGAACCAATGAAAACTTTGAAAGGAATTGCGCTGTCTATGCTTGGTCTGGTCGCAGCTATCGCAGCAGTCGGATGTGGCGATGCGATTCAAGGATGCCAGACCACAGCGCAGATGCTTGGCTGGATGATCATATCATGCGGGCTTCTCACAACGGCCATTGTGCTATGCGCGCTGGCAGTCAGCGCTGAGGAAGACGAACGCAGCGAGCAAGAATGCCGAAAAATCAAGCGTGTTTCCTATCACACGAACGGGTGGAGGGATGCACGATGAAATGCCCGATGTGTGGTAGCGACAACATTACAACGGTTGATAGCCGGTCTGACCACGACAGCATCGTTCGCAGAAAAAAGTGTCTTGTCTGTAATCACCGGTGGTCTACCATCGAAATCGACAAAGACCAGTGGTACAGTGCACTGCAAATCAAAGAGGAACGCAAGAGAGGGAGACCCAAAGATGATTAACCTTGACAGATTTGGTGGCGTTACAGAGCCGGAGGACGGCGTGTACTTCATGACCAACGAGCGGATGGCCGAAGCGAAAGAAGCTGACCGACTGGCAGAGATTGAGGACTTGCAGTCCGAGATTGAGGACAGGGAAGCGGAGCTGAAAGACCTCCGCACACAGCTGGCAGAACTGATGGCTGGTTGATTTTGTACAGTCGAGTTAAGCCAAAGTAATAGAAATGAAGCCTAATGAAGCCGAAGAAAGGAAAAAAATGGGCAAATACAAGAAAGAAATCAAGCACTGCGAAAAGTGCAATAAGCCTTTTTCAGTGTTCCCAAACAGCACGGAAACTTTTTGCGCAAACTGCAAAAGGAACAACTTGGAAGAAATACTTTGCAAGAACGGCCACGCACCGCAGCATACGCTTGTTAGAAGCTTTTGTGACAGCCTTAATGAAGCGTTTGCTGTAGAAGATGCCGCAAGAAGGGCTTCGGGGGACGAGGACACAAGCATTGAGAAAACTTGCCGTGACTGCGGAAAAGTATTCAAGATTTCTCGTTCGGAACGCATTTTCTTTGAATCGCATAACATGGCATTGCCTAAGCGTTGCCCGGCTTGCCGTAAAGTGAGGAAAGAAGCGAGGAAGGAGAACAACTGATGGCAGTATTAGTAATGGTCTACGGTCACTCCGGCAGCGGAAAGTCCGCTTCGCTTCGGAACTTTGACCCGGAACAGGTGGCGGTTATCAACGTGCTTGGAAAGCCGCTTCCGTTCCGCAGCAACATGAAAACCTATATCACCAACGACTACGGCAAGATTGATGCCGCAATCCACAGCACTAAGCGTAAGTCCATCGTCATTGACGATGCCACCTACCTTATGACCGGCGAGTTCATGCGGAACGCAAAGGTCGCCGGATACCAGAAGTTTACCGACATGGCAGCCAACTTCAACGCCTTGCTTATGCGGGCGAAGGAGTTGCCGGATGATGTGGTGGTCTACTTTTTCGGACACAGCGAGCGTGACGGTGATGGCGGCGAGAAATTCAAGACCATTGGAAAGCTGTTGGACGAGAAGGTCTGCGTGGAAGGATACTTCACCATCGTTCTGAAAACCGTTGTGCAGGATGGACGATACCTGTTCAGCACTCGCAATGATGGAATGGATACCGTGAAAACCCCTCTTGGAATGTTCAACGATGCGCTGATCGAGAACGACCTTGCCGCCGTAGACAAGACCATCCGTGAGTATTACAACATCCCGGTTCAGCCGGATAACAAAGGAGAGTAACAGATGAAGAACATTAACTGGAATGACGTACAGGAAGCCACCGAACGCCGTGACCTGCCTGTTGGCGGCTATGTTGCCGGTATCTGCAAGGCAACGGACGATCCTGCAAAGGAGCGACTGAACATCGAGTGGGAAGTCGCAGATGGCGAGTTCAAGGGATACTGGCGTGAGCAGACCGCTTCCCTTATCGAGCGTGGCAAGCTGAATCCGGGCGAATGGGCATGGGGCGGCAAGACCATAAAGAGCTACAAGGAAAAGGCGCTGCCGTTCTTCAAAGGCTTCATCACCGCTGTGGAGCAGTCCAATCCCGGCTACAAGTTCAACAACGATGAAAAGACCCTGCGTGGAAAGCTGGTCGGCGTGGTTCTTCGTGAGGAAGAATACATGGGCAACGATGGGAACATCAAGACAAAGCTGGTCGTTGACCGCTTTACCAGTGTGGACAAGATTCGTTCCGGCGACTATGAGGTCAGACCGAAGAAAACGCTGGCTGGCGCATCTGGCTCTGGTTACGCGCAGGGCGGGAACGATGACTTTTCTGTGATTGAGGGTAGCACGGATGACCTGCCGTTCTGACCTGTAAAGCGTTAACCGCCTACCTTATATAAGAGCTGTGCTATCTGGCTGGACGGGCGTTTGGAAAGATGAAGCACTTAGGCGACATTACAAAGATTCACGGTGACCAGATAGAACCCGTAGACTGCATCACGTTCGGTAGCCCTTGTCAGGGCTTGTCTATGGCTGGAAAAAGGCTTGGATTTGACGACAACCGTTCCGTGTTGTTTTTGGATGCCGCAAGAATCATTAAGGAAATGAGGACAGCCACCAATGGAATGTATCCAACTTTCGCTGTTTGGGAAAATGTTCCCGGAGCGTTCAGCTCAAACGGCGGAGAAGATTTCAGAGCCGTGCTGGAAGAACTTGCCCGCGTTGAACAGCCAGACGTTTCAATTCCTCGACCTTCGGGTAGGGGCAGATGGAGCAAAGCCGGAGCAATCGCCGGAAACGGATGGAGTTTGGCTTGGAGACAGCTCGACGCTCAATACTGGGGAGTACCCCAGAGAAGAAAACGTATCGCTCTTGTCGCAGATTTTGGAGGACAACGTGCCACAGAAATACTATTTGAGCGCACGAGCGTGTCAGGGAATCCTGACGAGAGCATCAAGGCGTGGGAAGCCACTCCCGGACATTCTCAGGCAAGCTCTTATGGACGTGATAGGGGGGGCAATTCCTACACCCTGAAAATCCGTAGTGGATGCGCCGGTGGTGGTAAAGGTGCGCTGGTACAAACCGAAAAAAGCGCAACGCTTTCAACACTCCAAGACCAGACATTGTTTCAGCCTGTTGTTTATGATGCTCGTGGAAACGGCGATGGCAGAACTTGTCCAACCATAACAGGCGACCACGAAAACAGAATCACAGACTACACGGCCATTGCTATCGAACGCAAGACCTTTAACGAACAGTCTTTCAGTCACTACAAGGAAAGCGAAAAATGCTCAACTTTGAAAGCGAAAGCAGGGAACATTGGCAACGGTAGCGAGTGCCTGGTTGCAGAGAAAACCATCCGCTGGATTGTACGCCGCCTGACCCCTGTTGAATGCGAACGGTTACAAGGCTACCCTGACGGATACACCGATATTGGTGATTGGACAGACAGTAAGGGCAAGAAACACAAGTACGCTGACAGTCCACGGTACAAAGCGCTGGGCAACTCAATCGCTTTGCCACAGTGGTTCTGGTTGGTGCAGAAGATGCGCACTTACCTAAAAGAAAAGCCTACGCTGGGCAGTCTGTTCGATGGTCTGGGCGGTTTCCCTCTGGTCTGGCAAAGAGCATACGGAGAGGGTACTGCACGCTGGGCAAGTGAAATCGAAGAATTCCCGATGGCTGTAACAAAAAGGAGATTTGGCGAAGAATGATTACTTGTTGTCTCAACTGCACATCACGCTGCACAGCCTGCCACGACACTTGCGAGAAGTACAAGGCAGAGAAGAAGGACTTCGAGGAACGCAAGGCATTCGTGCATGAGCTGAACCACAGCCAGAGCGTGTACCACCGCAACTACGAGGACAAGCACCGGGAGCGTGGCAAGAAACGGTATCTCGGAAATGAATTTAGAGGTGAACGATAAATGGGAGCGTTTATTGCAAGGCAGCCTAATGGCCTATTGTGCAGGTTTTCTTCGGTAGTTGATTGCATTACTGACTACAACATGACTGAAGATGATTACATCGAAATGTGTGCTGAAAAGGCAAGAAAAGAAGCACGAGATGTTCTTGACCATTATATTAAGCCGTTTGAAATGGTTGACAGGTGTTTCTTCCCGAACAATATGACAATCGAAGAACACAAACGGATTATGAAGGAAATGGAAAAGCCTGTTGACAAAGCAACTCATATTCCATGAATTTAGAGGTGAACGAGGATGAGCAGACTTGTTGACGTTGAACCGCTGGAAAAGTACCTAGCCGGGCTTATCAATTTGGCAAGGAGAGATGAAGTTGGCATTCGATTTCCGTCTGTTGATGCGTGGAAAGCTGAACTTGAACATCTGAAAGAGCTTCCGACGATAAATCCGGCCCAAAGATGGATTAGCGTGAAAGATTCGCAACCAGAAAAAGACGGAATCTACTTTGCTGTATACAAATTTTGGCATTGGGACGATTGTGTTTCAACGAGAGAGTTTAAGGACGGAAAGTGGACGGAAGAAAATAATCGAGGAAAGGTAAGGCTCTGGATGCCAATTCCGAAAATCGTGAACGATGAGGATGGTGGAGAATAAATGAGCAGGAAATACAAGCCGGGCTGTTACATCATTTCACTTGATGACTTGATGAAGCAGGAGTTTGTTTACTGCGCCGGAAAACTTGTTCACAAAGGATGGTTTGGTAGCTGGCAACTGCGATATGCAAATAGCGAACTTGCTCGGCTGCATATCAGAGAAGCCAAAAAAATCGAGGATAACGCATGAACACCGGCAAGCAGTTTGAAGCAGACTTCAAGGCATCTGTTCCACCCGATGCGTGGTGCTATCGGCTGAAGGACAGTGCTGCTACCTACTACGGCGGCAACGAGAACCTGTCCTTCTCCATCGACAACATCTGCGACTTCCTTGTGTACCGTTACCCGATGAACCACCTGTTTGAGCTGAAAACCATTGAAACGCCCTCTATCCCTCTGGAAAAGGTGTTCGGCAAGTACGACAAGGCAAAGTGCAAATACCGCAAGGAAAAGCACATCACAGATATGGTGGATGCAATGGGATACAGCGGTCAGACCGCCCATGTGATAGTCAATTACCGGGCGGTCAGCCGCACCTTTGCAATCCCTGTCAACAAGGTTCTGGAGTTTCGTTACAACGAGAGCCGCAAGAGCATCCCTTGGCAGTGGGCAGAGCAAGAGGGGATAGAGGTAAAAGCAAAAAAAATGAGAGTGCATTGGCGGTATGACGTGGATGCGCTGCTGGAAAGGTTGGAGAAAAGCCAATTATGACAATGAAGTGTGATAGATGTGGTAATGCGTTTGTATGGTACGACAACACCATGACAATCGGAACATTCGAAACTAGCGAACAATATAAAGGATGCGGAAACGCAGTACAGAAAGTTGTGATTGACCACAGCTATGTTCCTCTTGACTGGTACAAGCAAAGTGATATGGAACCTATTGCTCTTTGCCCCTCTTGCATGGCTGCACTTAACGACTGGCTGAAAGGAGAACAAAAATGAGCAAGAAAATTTCAGACATTCTGCCCAAGACCGAAATCTTGGCGCAGTTGGCAGAAGAAGCGTCCGAACTGGCACAGGCAGCGTTGAAGCTGCGCCGTGCGCTGGACGGCACGAACCCAACACCGAAGAGCATTGCGGAGTGCGAAGCAAATCTGATGGAAGAATTTGCGGACATAAGTAACGCAGTCACTGCTTTATGCGATGCTTGGTTTGAAGATGACCTCGATTCTGAATGCGAATTTTGGAACGCAAAGTATGAAATTGAGGATGCTAAATACAAACGCTGGCTTTCTCGCCTTGAAGCAAAGGAGCAGTCAGATGAATAAATTTGGAAACTGCCCTCTATGCGGTAAACAGGTCAAGCCGACCAACCTCCGCAAAATCGCACGGCAAAACCAGTTGTACGGCTTTCGCATGGCTCTGGATGGCATCGCTGCCACATGGGGCGCACTGATTCAGAACCTTCGGTGCGATGCAGACCTGACCGATGAACAGGTGCAGAAAATCATCCGCATTGGTGACAGGTACTGGGAGATGGTCGGAAAGTTTAAAGAAGAGGACATGACCCCTGACGATTTTGCGGATTACATCACCGCAAAATCAGAACAGGTCGAAAAAGAGCTGAGGGAAAGGTGGAGCTAACAATGCTTAAATTTGTAACTCGCTGGCTGGTCTGCTTAGTCCTACTAGCAGTAGTGGTTCAGTCTGAACAGGCAATCAAGAACATGGCGAACAGCCTGTTTAAAGAACAGCAGGCAACGCTCGTCTGGGCGTTCGTAAACGTGGTTCTGGCCGTCTGTACGGCGGTTGTGATGGGGTGGAGGTAAATATGGAAATCAAATCAAGAAACGATATTCCGATGCTGTTTGGTGATATTGATGTTGCGGAAGCATTTTACAAACATTCAGAGCTTTACATGAAAACGGAAAATGTTTCGACTACAGTAGTAGGAAGTGGGAGTTGCAATACATTAACTTACAATGCTGTCAACTTAAAAACTGGCTCATTCAAAAGTTTTGTTGGGACGGAAAATGTGCAGATAGCCAAAGTACATATCGAAAGGGAATAACCAATGGACAACGAACTTTACTGCCCGATGAAAATGACCAGCAATCCGCTTGGTCGGTGCGTCTGTGAGAAAGAAAAGTGCGCTTGGTGGCGGCAGTTGAACAACTGCTGCTCCGTCTGGTGGATTGCAACCAAGCTGGATAAAATCGAAACGAAAATAAAGAGGTGAGAGTGTGAAACTGGTTGATGTTGATCCAATCATTGCGGCGTGGAAAACTGTTGGTATTAACAAAAAGAATGAAGCAAAGTCGTTCTTGGATAACAAAAACCCAATCGTATACATACAAGGACAAATCAGAAGCAGCATTGGAGATGTGTTTTTAGATTTAGCCAACGTATTGGAAAAATCCGAGCCCGCCAATATATGGTTTGATGCCAAGAAAGTTTTACCAGAAAAAGACAAAGAAGTTCTCGTAAAAAGAGAAAAGTTTGGCATTGAAATTGCATTTTTATCTTATGAAGGATTATGGCAAGACAACGAGTGCTTTGTGCTTGGAGATGTAACTCATTGGGCGTATCTTCCTGAACCACCAAAGGAGGTCTGATACATGGCAATCAATAAGAAAATCCGTGAGGTTGTGTATCAGAAATATAATGGACGCTGTGCGTATTGTGGCAGGGAAATTTCTTATAAGGATATGCAGGTAGACCACTTCAAACCTTTAAGAGCACGGGAACCGGATAACAAAAATGCAAACGATATTTCAAATTTGATGCCAGCTTGTCGAATGTGCAATCACTATAAACGTGCAAATTCCTTAGAGGTATTCCGCAAATACATTTATGAAATTCCACGCAAACTAAGAAATAATTACATTTATAAAATTGGAGTAGCTTACGGAAATGTAATTGAAAACGAAAAGGAAATTGAATTTTTCTTTGAAAGAGTAGAAAAAGAGCAAAAGAGGTGATAACTCTTGGCAACACCCCCGAAGCGTGGTCGTGGCAGGCCGCCGCTGACCGAAGCGGAAAAGAAAAAGCGTGAGAAGCGGGCGCAAAAGGCGAAAGAAGAAGCCGCTGCGAAGCGTGAAAAAGAGCGTGAGAAGAAGCGGTTGCAGAACCTCAACAAAAACAAGAGCATCCGTTCACAGGTCAGTAAGAAGGTAAAGGAGCAACAGGCGTTGGCTATCGAGAAGCTGAAGATGATGAACACAGGGGATTTGCAGTCAAGAATCGGCGACGAAGAGGACAAGAAAGTTGTCGGCATGATCGCAGCCAAGTATTTTGGCGACCTTCCGAGCGTGGACATGAACAACCCGATCGAAGTGCAGCAGCGCCTTGACTTCTTCTTTGACGCTTGCATCGAAGCCAGAATCTCCCCTGTGGTGGAATGGATTGCGTTGGTTCTTGGCATCGAATGGCCTAGCCTGAGACAGATTATGACAGGCAAGCGCCGTGACGACAGCTTACAGCAGAAGTACATCTTGAAGCTGATTCTGCAAATGCAGTCCATGTGGGCGTACAACGGTATGTACGGTCAGGAGAACCCGGCAGAGTGGATTTTTCGAGCAAAGAACTATTTTGGCATGCGTGACAACGTGGAAGTTACAGTTGCGCCGCCGGAACAGCCGTTGGGCGATGCCCAGAGCGCAGAACAACTCGCCCAGAAGTACCAGACGGCTTTGCCGAAAGGGATTGACGTGGAGTACAGAGAGGTGGGGGAACATGACTAACGGAGATTTCATTCGTTCAATGACGGACGAGGACATTACTGAGAATCTAACGCCGGGCATCTGCGAGCTTATCAAGCATCGTGACCCGGAGCGTTGCCAGAACCGTGAGCATTGCTTTCATTGCGTCAAGGACTGGCTGAAAGAAGAAAACAAAATCATGGTGAGGGCTGACCAATGGAAAAACTGATTGACTTTTTCGACCCTTGCCTACGCACGTTTCTGCCTGTCCTCTTGCAAGACCACACAACAGGCAAGAACATCATCTGGGCGACAGACCCGCCGCCTGAGCTTGGCGTTGGCTTTTCGGATGAAATCACGCTGGAACAGTTGGACAAAGTTCAGCTTGTTCCTCGTGTACAGAAACGGCTTGCAGACCAGAAGAAGCGCACCAGCAAGAAAGCAGAAGTGTTTACGCCTACTTGGGTTTGCAAGAAAATGGCAGATGTTGCCAAAAACGACCTAAAGGGCGAGGATTGGAAGGAATACATCAACAAGACTTGCCTTGAAGTGACCTGCGGAGAAGCGCCGTTCCTTACAAGCCGATATGATACCACAACAGGGCAGATGATTGCCGTGCCAGACAGAATCGGTCTGCTGGATAGGAAACTGAACGTTCTTTCAGAGCAGTTCCATGACTACGATATGTGGATGTGCTGGGCAATTAGCGCCTACGCATCGACATACGGCTATGAGTGGCAAGGAGACAATCTCTTGCTGGCAAGATGCAACCTATTCCTGACGCTGATTGAGAATTTCAGGTATCGGTTTGATGCTAAAAGGTTGGGAATCGGCTGTATGCCTATGTTCCTTGACTGTATCGCAGACATCATCTCATGGAACGTCTGGCAGATGGATGGTCTGAAAAAGACCGTGCCGGGAACGGACATTCCGTGCAAGATCAAAGACTGGAAAACCGATAAAGAAATCCTGTTCAAGGATGTTGGGGAGGACAACTAATGCAAACTGACAGAGGAATCTACCACAAGCGAGTGTGCGACCGCTGCGGAGCGGTTCTGTGCGGCAGAATGATGAACCCTGACGAATACTTCAAAGACTGGGCGTGGCGCAGGGACACAGGCGACCTGTGCCCGGAGTGCTACGAGGAGTATAAGCGAGTGATCGGGCGGTTCAACAGAGGAAAGAGAGGGCAAAGAAAATGACGAGATGTTCTATATGGCGTTGCAAACAGTGTGGCATGGTTATTTACAACGCCAAAGATACGAAAATTCCTGACAATGCGTTTGACGACCTTTTTGGGCTTGAGACTATTTGCAACAATTTAATAGGTTTTAGCCTTCCGACAGTCAAATATACGCACAGATGCGACGCGCAGACCATCGGCCTGTGTGAGTTTATCGGTTGGAGGAAGCAAGAATGATTTACTGCACCACCGAACATTGCTCTTGCATGGGTATCAAGCAATTCTCTGCTGGCAAGGCTATCCGATGCACAGCAGAATCCTGTAAGAACAAATCTGAGCCGTCCTGTGGCTCTTGCAAATGGTGCGCAGAGCCGGAGGACGTGTGTGTGAACGACCAGTCAGAACACGTTGCAGACTTCGTGTGGGACGAACGTGGATGCAAGGAATGGGAGAAGAAAGATGAAGCGTCAGCAGACCTATAAAGGGCTTATTGGCAAGGGTTGGTACGACCAAAGCGAATTTAGCCACAGATACGCTTGCTGGGCAAACCACCGCAACAACTGGGCTATTCGCAAGGCTGACAACCGCAAGTTGGCAAAGGCAAGATTGAAGCAGATTGAACGCCAGCAAATCAGAAAGGAGCTGGACGAATATGAGCTATGATATTTCGCTGTGCGACCCTGTAACGCACAAACCGCTCAAAGCGGATAGTACGCATTTTATCGCTGGTGGTATGCGCGCTATGGGCGGAACGAAAGAACTGTGGCTCAATGTCACATGGAACTATGCGGACTTTTACTACCGTAAAGATGTGTTTGGGAAAAACGGCATCCGTTCCATTTACGGCAAAACAGGCGCAGAGAGCATTCCGATGCTTGAAAAGGCCATCTCCGCACTAGGTGACGATGTAGACGATAGCGACTACTGGAACGCCACAGAAGGCAATGCAAAACGTGCGCTGTACGGACTGTTGGCATTTGCAAAGATGCGCCCGGATGGTGTGTGGGAAGGTGATTGAAGGGAGAAAGGGCAATGCCGATATATGAAGTCGCTTTATGTATCGTTTTGACAACGATGGTGGGTATATTGTTTGTATCGCCTATTTATCTGTTTGAGCGATATATCCTTTGGGAAAGTTTAGACGAATATATTGATAGCATCGTTATCAAGGTTGTTGCTTGTGCGGTTATCAATGTTGTTATTTTCTTAATTGGATGTGTAGTCGTTCTTGCTACTGCGGGGTATAAAAATGACTAACACCATTTGGCATCCAGCAAGCGAACAGCCACGAGAGCGAACGCAGCCTTTGTTGCTTGCGACTAAGGCAACGTGGCGTGATAAAGATGGAAAAATGTTGCAAGGAATATCGCCGACAGCGTACTTTCTTGGCTGTTATGCAGACGGTCAGTTCTGGGACGAGATAGGCGAGAGACTGCCGGAAGGTGTGATGGTGACGCATTGGATGGCGTTTCCGATGGTATAGGAGGGCTTATGGAAAACAATATCGTTATTACACAAGATATGGTTGACTTGTTTACGGCTGCCATGCGAGAAGCGTACAGAGTATACGGAAATGATGAAGAGCGTGTGCATGGCGTGATGGATGGCATTATGTGCGATACATTAGATAGGCTTGGCTTTACAGAAGGCGTGGAAATCTTTAACGAAGCACCGAAATGGTATGCGTAAGGAGCAGTAAGCATGAAGAACAAAAAGTTTGGCATCATCATTATGGACTTGAGCCTTTTCGACTTTGGGCCGAAGCCGCCTTGCGGGTACATCAAGGCAAAACATATCCGCCCAGCGTACGGCAAAGGCGAAAGGCTTGTAAAGGTGCATAAGCGAATCACGAGAACGAGAGAGGGATTCAGAAAATGAAAAACTTGTCAAAGAAGCACCTGAAACAGATTTACAGGCGCAGAAACAATTTCACGATGCTGAGCCGGTTCTTCCGCTCTGCACCAAGTAATCGAGATGATTACAGCAAGATGATGGACTGGCGTTGGAGCATGTGTACGAACGTCTACTACATGATTCCGGGTGAGAAAATCAAGAGAAGGAGCAAAAGGACATGAGCATGGACGAAAAGGGTAAAAAAATGGAAGAACTTAAGAAATGTCCGTTCTGCGGTGGAGAAGTTGCTATTGACGAAGCAAGCGGCTATTTGACAAGCTGGATGCTTATAACAAGAGAAAACGGCAAGAATGGATGCAAGTGCCGGGTATTCATGGAAAGCAAGCTATACAGCTCTGATTGTTCCAAAGCTGATAAAGAAAAGATTAAAAAAGACCTTATCGAAGCATGGAACAAACGATACAAAGAGGATTGAGTATGGACAAAAAGCGAGACAGCTTTACATTTCAACGATACTACTTTGAAGCCATCTCCACACTCAAAAGTAAAGAGAAGTTAGAACTCTATGATGCAATCTGTGCATACGTTTTTGAAAGAAAAGACGCAACTTTGAACTCAAAAAAAGCAGAATCTTGTTTCATTTTGATTAAGCATCTGCTCGACGAAGAATGGAAAAGAAGCGATATTGCGTCAAAAGGATGGTCTACACGAAAGTCATCTCATCCTCATGTCATAAATGAGATGAAAGTCAGCTCATCTATGAGTTCAAAGTCAGATGACAATGAGCCCATTGTATCAACTGACAGTCAAATGAACGTCAAGACCCTGCCGGAGAGTGCAGTCAAAAAGAAACCTGACATCTTCTCCGACTTTGCTCATGGCGATAAAGCCTTGCTGGAATCCATGCGAGAGTTCGCACAGATGCGTACAAGAATCAAAAAGCCTATGACAGACCGGGCAAAACAGATGCTCTGCAACAAACTGGAAAAGTTTGATCGGCATGATTGGAAAGCCATTCTCGACCAGAGCATCTATGCCGGGTGGCAGGACATTTACGCATTAAAACAGGATGACCAGTACGAGCAAAGTACGGAGATGGAGTTTCCTAGACTATGACAATGGACGTTCAAACGGTATTTATCGGTGCGCTGATGCTCTGCAAGCCGGGCGTTGTGGATGAAATCATACCAGACCTTGAACTTGACTTGTTCAGACCTGAGCTGAGAGACGCTTTTGCGGCTGTTCAGGGCTATTGGACGGCTAGGGGTAAGTTAGATATAGTCGAGATAAACACGCAGCACCCAGACGTAGCGCAGACGCTCTTGGCGTGTGTACAAACCTGTGAATCAGAGTGTGTGCGAATTGACAGGGAGCAGATGCAGCGTTGGGCACAGCTTATCAGAGAACAAGCTGCACTCACTCGTGTGCAAGGTCTGGCATTCCAGATGACCAGCGAGCTTACCGACTATTCTGATCTATCAGACATTTACCAGCAGATGGGCGAGGCGATGAGCCTGAAAGCTGAGGAAGAAGATGCGTGGACATACGAAGATGTGCTGAACGACTATGTGCTTCACATGGACGAGAAACCTGTGTACATCAAGACAGGCCTAGAGCGTCTGGATGAAGCGCTGCACATCTCACCGGGCGATTTTATTATCATCGGCGGCAGACCGTCTGCGGGCAAGACAGCCCTGTCCTTGCAAATAGCAGCAAGCATGGCAAAGCAGGACTACACCGTGTACTATTTCAGCTTGGAAACCAGCAAACGCAAGCTAGGCGCACGTCTGATGGCTAATCAGATATACTGCCCTCTGGACACGGTGAAAAATAAGGCGGTCAGCTTGAATGAGATTGACGGACAGGCAAAGAACATGAAGATGCCCTTATATATCCGCTCCGCTGCCGGAAAGAACGTGGCGTGGATGAAGGCTCAGGCTCTCCGTAAAAAGGCTCAAGTCATCTTCGTAGACTATCTTCAACTCATCCACGAAACAGGCGCAAAGGACAGATATGCCGCCATTACAGCCATATCCATTGCCCTGCACGAACTGGCACAGACCACAGGCATTGTCGTGGTAGCTCTAGCACAGCTTAATCGAAACCCATCCAAGCCCGGAGCAACGCCTACTAACTCCGACTTGCGAGAGAGCGGACAGATTGAACAGGATGCAGATGCAATCATCCTTCTGTCCGGCGATAACCCCGACAAGTACCTGTTCCGACTAAGCAAGAACAAGGAAGGTGAGATAGGCGACCTTCCCATCACATTTAACAAGCAGATTCAACGGTTCCAAGAGTATACTTGGATGGATTGATAATATAAAAATCAACAAACGGAGGAAAACGATTATGAAAAAAATTTTGACCGTATGCGTGTCCGCTCTTACGCTCATTATGCTAATGACTGGATGCAACAAACAGGTGGTAGACCTGACGTATAGCTACTCATGGGCACAGCTGAAAATGCCCGATGGAACGATTGTTGAGGGCAAGCTGAATAGTTGGAACGATTACGAGGGCGACCAGTTGCAAGTAAAGATTGACGGTGTGACCTATCTGGTTCATTCGTCGAACGTGGTCTTGAGACATTGAAAGCGAATACGGAATCTAAGTGCATGGGCTGTCAGCAATGGCAGCCTTTTGTTTTTGCCAACTCCACGAGAAAGCCTGTTTTAAGGCGTTTTAGATGCTGGACGATAACTTTATCGGCTTCATCACAAAAACGTGCCACAGACGCTCGTAGGCGGCTCTCCGTTGATGCTGATGGCATATAGCAGACTGAGCTATGCAATCAGACCGATGTAGAAGCGTGAAGAACGGCTTTTCAGGGTCAGACGTGAAAGTTATCGGGTCAATCAGAAAAACGCGGCAGACAAGCTCCTACACGCCTTTCCCGCGATGATAGCAGCCAGATGAGCGGATGATAGTGACTATTCGTCTAATCGCAGGGCTGATTGAGACGAAAAAACGCTTTGACTATCACTTTCGCAAATGGCTTTCAAATTTTTGTCCCCTTTCCCCCTTGTTTCCTCTTTCCCCCTTTTGTCCCCCTCTTTCCCCTACAACCCCTATTACCCCCTATAATCCCCCTAACATCTTCCGTGCTCCCCCTTTCCCTCCCCGTGTGTTTAGCGCGTCCGCGGGCGTTATACGCGCTAGCGCGCGTTGACGGAGCCGGGTGTGCCATGATAGTTCAAAAGTGAATAAATAACAGTTATGCGAAATTGTAAACTGGTTCTTTCCCCCTACAACCCTCTATCTTCAAAACCGAACCGTTAACCAGCAGAGCAGACTATAGGCAAGAACTGGCGTTAGGTTCGGACTGGTGGATGGTCTACGACTATTTCACATGGAGAATTGACTTCATTTTGTAGTTGGTTGAATATGTAGAAATGTTGCATAGGATATTCCTAGTAGAATGCTATGGATTGAATATAATACCATAGTGCGTTACTGGGAATTAAATCGAGCAGAAACAGACCGAACCGGATGATACGACTATTCCAGCAGAATAATCCCTAGATAGTTACTAGGATATATAAGCGTATATTATAATAAGTACGGTTGGCATACGAATTTGGTATGGTTAGTGAGTGAATAAAATTGACATGTGTCTTGACACATCTTGATTTTGGAAGATGTCGGATGACTTAGCGACTATCGCATCTCCCTTTCCCTAAAAGGCAAACGACTATTTCACACAAAAAATACACGACTGTTTGACGATGGCTCGCAAGAAAACGCTACGACTATTGCTCTGCGACTATCAGCGGACAGCTTGTTACTATACTATATATAGGACTTTCAAACGTTGGTCGTCTGACGACTTTACGACTATTCCACGACTATTTTATTGGAGAAACTACGACTATTAGCTACGACTATTCCAGAAGCTGTTACGACTATTCCGGCCGGAACGCTGCGACTATTGCTGACCTCTATTAGCTATCGGGCGAAAGCCCGAAAAGAGATGCGGCGGCAAGCCGCCAATGGTTCCGCCCGCTCGCTGTGCCCCTGCTGCTGGACTGCCCTGCCGGGTGGAGACGTTGACCCATCAGCAGGGGCGCCGGATGCAACACTTGCCAGCGATCCGCAGACGGTAGGAGCTGACCCCGCCGGGCTTGCATGGTCTGCGATGTGTTGCACTGCCGGGCATGGATCCACAGCAGGGGCACACCTTTGCACCCTTATATACTTTATTATAATAGGGCGCTGCGCTGACCTGTACAGCGTCCGGAGTGGCGGTGGTATCTGGTATGTGCTGGAGGTGCTGCGCTTGACGGTATGCCCTCCAGCGTGGCGCAGGCTGTGCATAGGCGGCTTGCGTATCTGCTGTATTGTGTGCGCTGGAATAGCGCAAATCAACGGAAACGCCACTGTAAAGCCCTGTAAACGGTTTTGGCGTTTTGGCTGTATAATTGCATGGATGGAATAAAGGCCGCTGCAAACGCTTGCGCGTGGCTGATACGCTGCAAGGCAAAATAAAAGCCCTGCACCCTCAGCAGATGCAAGGCAAAAGAAAAACCCCGCCACGTGGGCGGGGTAGGAATTATTTATTTTTTTCTTCAAGATCTGCAAGGGCGGAGCAAAGCTCTTGCGTTTCATCTTCTGTTAGATTGTATTCTGTGCGGAGCTGGTCAGCGTCTGCACTTCTCCACCCCCCATCATACAGGGCGGCTGCGCTGCTAGAAACGTCTTTTAACATGATTTTTTCCTCTTTTCCGGGCTTTTGCCCTTTTTTGTAGTATATCATATCGCAAGCCCTAAAAATAGGACTTACAGAAAGTTTTTTGCCCTTTTGGGCTGGGGCGGGGTTGCTTTACGGTGCAGCCCCGCTAAAGTGTCCGATTTGCATTATTTGGATGACTTAAACAGCGCCGAAAAAAACCAGAAGAAAAACAGAAGTGTGGATAGTATCACAGCTTGCACCCCCTTTATACCACGCTGAAACGCTTGTAGGTGGTCTTGCTGCTGCACTCTGCGTATACATCCGGGTGCAGCGTCTTGAGAAGCTTGCTATCGAGCCGGACGCTTTGAACGTCCTTATAGATAGCCTTTGCGGTGCCTTGCGCCATTTCTGGCGCGCCCTGCATCATGGCGATAATATCCGCTTTAATGCTTTCGTTCATAGCTTCCAGCTCTTCCAAAAGCCGCTTGTTTTCGCGGTACTCGTTCACTTTTTCTTCAAATAGCGTCATTTTTTAGCCCTCCTTATTAGCTATTAAGAAATACCAGCATAACCAACGCCCCAGAAATCATGCCGCCCACATACCAGAGGGCTGCCCACTGGGAAAAGTCAAGAGTAATCATTGTTAGACCTCCTTATAATACAGGCCGTTGGTGCGGCAGATGGTGCGGATACGGTTGCAAGCCTGATACAGCGCACGGGCTTGCACGTCAAGCCATGTTTCCCGGCTGTTAGGCTCATACGTCCCGCCGTGCTTGCGCTTGAGCTCGGACGGGGTGCAGACACGGGCGGCAATATCGGCGTTATAGCAGATAGAGCAACCGCCGTTACTGTACTGCTCCCAGCAGCTTGCACCGTTGAGCGCCCACCGCTCAAGCTCTGCACCGTCAATGGGCATGCGCTCCATATTGTTTGCACCCTCCTGCACATCGTCCAGCAGGTCAAGGGCGTACAGCGTGACGGCCTTGTTCCATGCGCTGCGATCGTGGCGGGCGTTGAGTTCGGCGCGGATGGTATCAGCAAGTGCGGTATAATCGATGGTCTTTTTCATGGTTTTGTCCTCCTGTTTTGCAACGGTATTTGGTAGGTGTAACGTATATCTACGTTGTGCCTATATTGTAACGTATATTTACGTTTTTGTCAAGTTGCGCACGCAACATAATAACGTATTTGTACGTTTTATTTTTTTGTCCGTTTGGGCGTGCTCTATCGGACACGTTGCGCAGGCAGTCCAGCGCCCCGCACCCTGTCCGATCGTCACGGCGTGGTCTGCCTTGCATCTGGTACGGCCTGCCCTGCTGCCTGTGCTGTGCAGTCTGTCCGGGCGCGCTGGGGCTGGGGTCTCCACCGGCGGGGTATATAGCCGCCGCCCAGCCCAGCCCGGTCAGTCTTTCAACCACCGAAAAAATAAAAAAGGCTCAAAAAACACCACCCCCTACCTCAAAGTTCCAAAAAATTCCGCGCAAAAAACAAAAAGACCCCTACAAAGGGTCTACGTTCTGTGCTATACTTTCCTTACAAGCCTTGAAAGGGAGGAATCTACAATGGCTAAAAGTAAAATGACAACGTGCAAGCACTGTGGCGCAGAGATTGCCGCAAGTGCAAAGGTCTGCCCTCAGTGTGGCGGTAAGAACAAGCCGCCCATCTACAAGCGCTGGTGGTTTATCGCTATCATTGTTTTGATTGTCTTGTCTGCTATTGGTGGCTCTAGCGATAGCGGCAAGAAGGGCTTTGAAGAGGGCTACAAAGACGCTACGTCTAGCAAGGCAAGTGCATCGACCGCTTCTTCCGTTGCATCTGTTGCGCCTGAAATCAGCGAGGATGATTACAAGGCTGAGTGCCAGATTGTGGACTATAAGGAGCTGTGCCGCTATCCTGAAAAGTATGAAGGTACTAAGATTGCAGTCAAGGTAAAGGTCTCGCAGATTATTGACGCAAACTTCTCCGGCAGCGAAAAAGCATGGAGAACTTACACGGACAACAGCGGATATGGCTTTTATGCCGATGACGAGTATTATATGCTGGATAAGCGTGGTGGCGATTCCGTGAAGATTCTGGAAGATGACATTATCAACGTCTATGGTGAGTTTACCGGGCTTGAGAAAATCACCAGAGCATTGACCAGCACCACTGATGAACTCCCTCGCATCGAAGTCAAGTACGTAGACCTTGTGGATGAATAAGGAGAACATAATGGAAAACAAAACGCCTAAGAGCGATTTGATTCCTTGCGAACACTGCGGTCACATGATTTCTAAAACAGCCAAGACCTGTCCTGAATGTGGTGGCAAAAACAGAAAATATATAAGTGCTGGAAAAGTTGTGCTTATAGTTGTAATGCTTATTATCTTCGCTTACCTTGAATTTATGCTCTCCGCTTCGTTCGCAGCGGGTTAATCTAAACGAAAAAAAGCCAGCGGCTAGATTCTCTCTAACCACTGGCTTTTCTTATAGGCTGTTATGTATTATGCGGACTTCTTTTCTTCCTTGACCTCAAACTTCACGTTTGTGGCCGCTGCCAAACGGCGTACGGAGTTGATGAACGCGGATTCCATCTTCTTGTCTTTGCTGTCGAAGATGATGTCAACAGCGTTGATTTTCCGTACAAAAGTTTTGCTCATGCCCTTAGACGCGGCATCCTTCTTGCGATTATCCAAACGGCGGCGAACATCGAAGCCGTTCTCCTTCATTTCATCGTAGACTTCATTCCATACGTCTGCGTAGGCCGTACCACCGCCACGCTTGGTTGCAATGGCATTCAACGTGCGCTGACAGACCTTTCGTGCATCATCCTTGACACTGACGGTCATGATCGAGCACATATTGTTGAAACTGGATTCAATGGCATCCACACGCTTTTCGGTTTCTGCGCTTCGTGCAGCCTGCTCATTCACGGCCTGAACCATCATGTTCAAAATCTGCAAGCTGCTCGGCTGCCCGACTGGATAATGTGATACGTTCTTTTCAAGGTCAATCAGCTTTTGACGAATCTCCATACCCTGCGGTGTCCGCTGAATCATCGCAATGTGCTTTGCCATGTCAAGGCTAAGAACATGGTCTGCGCTAGGACGGCCACCAAGAGGGTTTTGCTCATTTTTGAGCAAAACTGAAAAGTCCGTTCCTTCGACAAAACCAATGTCAATCATGCGCTTAATCCAGTCTTTGTATGCGGTCTTGATTTTGAGCCGCTCGTGCAGCTCACGACCAAGCACAACCTTTTCGCCGGTGTCGGTGTCGTACACGGGGATAACATCTTCAGAGAAGATTCGGATGGTTTCGAGATTATTATTCATAGAAATTTGACCTTTCTATCTTGCGAGAGCAGGCCATCTCTGGTATAATAACCCAAAGAGGGTCTATACTCTCTGAGTGGTTCATGATACGTTCGCTTCTGTCGCCAAACTTCAGCGGACGTATCATTTTTCGTTTTCATTGGTAAAATCCATTGGATGCAGCGTAAAGAACGCTTCACGGAACGCAGCAGAAATGGAAACCCGGTTCTTGATGCAGTATTCTTGCAAGCTTGCAAACTGCCGCTCCGTCACGCTGATGGTAACGGTGTGACCGTAACGCTCTGCATAAGGACTGCTCATACACATTCACCACCTTTCGTTTTGCTGTGCAATAAGTGTAACTGCAAAATATTAGGATGTCAAGAAAATACACCCCATATATTGTGTTTACTAGTGCGGGCATCAGATTTTTCCGTTCTGATTGGCTGCTCCGGCTTCGTACCCTGCCCGGTAGTTCAGTTCGGACAGCTTACCCAGCGCTTCTGCGTACTCCCTGTCCTCGCTGGTCGGCTCTTTGCCGTGGGCGAGAGTTTTCAGAAATTCTTCGGTTGTCGTAGGAAAGTTCATGTTTTTTGCTCCTAACTCTTGCGGAGAGCAGCCCTTTTTGGTATAATAGATTCCGAAAAGGGAGACTGCCCCCTTGGTGGTTGCAGTACCTTCTTTTTGTAACGGATAAGCTATCAGCTAAACTTTGGTAGGTGGGTGCTGATAGCTTATTTTTTTATGCGTTCTGCAACATTGAAGATTAGATCAATGCCCATTCTTACAACATCACTCTTGGTTCCATCCAGAGCGTTAGCGCAAAATGTGATTTTTTCGATATCCCCTTCGCTAAGTCTGAACGAAACCATACGCATAGGTTCGTTTTTAGATGGCTCTGCTACTTTCTGCAACTTCATCACCTCGCTTTGTTACTGGTGATAGTATATACCAGATATTGAACACTTGTCAATATGGAAATTTGAATAAAATATACTTTACAGATTCAGAATCGCTCAAAAATAAAGCGTATACACGTTTTCGTGTAAAATGATTAACGTTCTTATACTACTATATTCTGTATTTACAGAATATAGTATATTTATATATACATAGAACGTAAATTTACGCTTGACGTATAAATACGTTTGTGGTATACTGAAACCAGCAAAAAGAAAGAGGGAGCAAAAAATGAGAGCCGCAGAAATTATTAAAGACATGGTTGTAAATTCTCATCCAAAAATAACTTACAAGGTTCTCGCAAAAAAACTTGGTTATAAAGCAGCAACGAGCGTCACGGATAGGCTGAATCGTGGAGAACTGAGCGCAGAGAAATTTGCACAATTTGCAGATGAACTTGGCTACGAAATTATCATTCGTCCCAAAACCATCAAAAAGGACAAAGAAGATTTTTACCGTTTGGAATACCCCAAAAGAGCAAAGGACGGCGATTCTGAATGAACGTAGCGTATGTTCGTGTATCTACTGTTGAACAGAATGAAGCACGACAGGTGGAAGCGTTGAAGCGGCATAATATTGACCGCTGGTTTATTGAGAAGGTCTCTGGCAAGAATATGGATAGACCGGAGTTGCAGAAGATGCTTAAATCAGTTCAGCCGGGCGATACCGTGTTTATCCACGATTTCAGCCGCCTTGCCCGTAGCACAAAGGACTTGCTTGAAATGGTCGAAACGCTACAAGCTAACGGCGTACACCTTGCAAGTGATAAAGAAAACCTAGATACAGGCACTCCCACCGGTAAACTGATGCTGACGATGATTGCAGCCATCAACGAATTTGAACGACAGAATATGCTCGATCGCCAGCAAGAGGGCATCGAAGTGGCAAAGCAGAAAGGCGTTTATAAAGGCCGCAAGCCTACCGAGTATGACCGTAACCTCTTTGACGTTCTTCACGAACAGGTTGAGAAGCGCATTCTCACGGTTACGGACGCTGCCAAGCAGCTTGGCGTGACACGCCAGACATGGTATCGGATTGCTGAACAGAACAGGTGAAAATATGGCTAGAAAACTTTACGCAGTGACAAGCGGTGGATACGAGGATTATCACATAATTACTCTGACCAAGAGCCGTAGACGTGCGGAGAAAATTGCAGAGATGTACGATGCTGATGTTGAAGAATACGAGGATAACGAAGAGTTGACGGAAAAACCACTCACTTATACGGTTTATGCCTATGGTGGCGCAGATTGCTGTGAAGAGCATTTAGATGACGTTGAGAAAAATGTTATCATTGGTCAAGGGCTCGCTTATGTCGATGCGTGGTCTAAGCAAGATGCAGAGCGGAAAGCTGATGTTGTTTTCAAGGAAGTCCGTGAAAAAATGGAAGCTGAACGCAAGGCGAAAGAAGAAGCATACAGGAGTACTCCTACATGGCTTGCCAAACGCGAAAACGGAAAAATCTACGTCATTCCAGAAGATAGCAAAACAAATGCAAGTGAAGTTTTGTTTGGATGCAGGGTGTTTATCAAGGCTCCCACAATAGAAGAAGCCATGAAGATTGCAGCGGCTATGTTTACGGATTATGACGCAAATCGTGCGAAAGCCTTGAAGTGACATTGTTCGCAACCTAGAATAAAACCGAATATTCAATTTTTGTGCAGTTGTAGGCACTCTTTACATTTTCAGGTAGGGGGTGCCTATTTTTTTATGCAGCCAAAACAGTGCATTGCCATCATCGACAGCATCAAAGCGTATGCAAAGCAGAATCCGACCGAAGCACAGGTCTATGAGGACTGGTTTCAGGCAGTCGTGAACCTAAGGGACGCTTTGTCGCAAGACAAGCGGGTCGATGCCTACAAATACTCTGGCGAGCTACGCTCTGTCTGTGCAGCCATGATGGGCAAGATGAAAACAGGCGAGGACGTGGCGAAGATTTATGACATTATCGGCCGGACGTACCTGTTTGAAGCAAAAGATGTGTTCGACAGCTATTGTATCTACCTTGAATGGAATCGTGCGCCGGAGAAGAAGTTCTATCAGCCCAGACGCAGAGTGCTGAAAGTGCTGGCAGATGACCTAGAGGATTTGTTCTATAAGCGGATAGATTTCTTGGGGGTCAGTCTTCCGGCTCGCGTAGGTAAGGCTTTGAGTGATGATACACCAATTCTTACGCGAAACGGCTGGAAGAATCACGGCGATTTGCAGGTTGGTGATAAAGTTATCAGTCCAAAAGGCCAGTTTGTAAAGGTGCTGGCTGTATCTCCTAAGTGCCAGCTTGATGTGCGATGCCACTTCTCTGACGGCACATACATTGACTGCCACGAAAACCACGAGTGGCCGGTCTTTAACCGGCATAAGAACGGATTTGATGTAATCGAAACCAAGCGGATGATGGAGGATTATGTTGCCGACACGAAGGACGGTATAAGATTCTGCTATCAGGTTCCGTTCAAAAATTTTGTCGAGGGAGAATATAAGAAACTGCCTGTTGAGCCATACACATTGGGCGCATGGCTTGGCGATGGTCGCAATCAGCACCCGGATATTTGCGAACCTCCTTGTGATCGAGTGATTGTTGAGCGTGTTATTAACGATGGATACCCTGTTAGCTGGCACACGGTTCATAAGGATACTGGCGTTGAGTACTACGGATTCTCTGGCTTGCGACAGGCACTCCAAAAAGGCGATATGTGCCATAGTCACAGCCGCTGCGTGAAGCACATCCCAGAAGAATACTTCACAGCCAGCATTGCACAGCGTATGGAATTGCTTGCCGGTCTGCTCGATACAGACGGTACGTTACGGGCAAAAGAGCATCGGTACGCTTTTTCTACCACAGAGCCGCAAATGAGAGATGATTTTGTCACGCTGGTTTCTACCTTTGGATGGAGATGCAGCGTGGTTGAATATCCACCTCGTGTATCATCTAGTGGCATTAAAGGCAATCTGACAGTTTATTCCATTTCTTTTAATCCTACCTGCCCTATTCCCTGCGTTGTTTCTCGCAAGCAGTTAAAGGAGTTCTCTAAACCTCGCCGTGTGGCATTTTGTGGGTTTGAACGCATCGAGCCGAAGCAGGGCAACTGCATTCAGGTTGAGGGTGGCGTATATTGCGCTGGCAAACGGCTAATTCCTACTCACAACAGCACCTTGTGCATTTTCTTCATCACATGGCTTATGGGCAACCGCCCGGACGTTGCATCGGTCATGAGCGGACATTCTGACAAACTGACTAACGGCTTCTACGGCGAAGTGCTGTCCATCATAACTGACCCTGTGACCTACAACTGGGGCAAAATCTTCCCTGACGTTCAGCTTGTGGACAAAAGCGCAAAGGATGAAAGCGTTGACTTGAACCGTAAAAAGCGATTTCCTACCCTTACCTGCCGTTCCATTGGCGGCACGCTGACTGGTGCTGTTGAAATCGGCGAAGGTGGCGTTCTGTACAGCGATGACTTGATCGAGGATTTGGAAGAAAGCTTAAACGTTGAGCGTCTAAACAACAAGTACGATGCCTACCTGAACCAGTTGAAAGACCGTAAAAAGCAGGGCGCATTGGAACTGATGGTCGGTACGCGCTGGAACGTGCTTGACCCTCTGGGACGCATCCAGAATCAGTATGCAGACAATCCTAAGTACAGATTCCGGGTGATTCCTGCTGTGGATGAGAACGGACACAGCAATTTCAATTATGACTATGGCGTTGGATTTGACGATGCCTACTATGCTGATATGAAAGCCAGCATTGATGATGCAACATGGTGGGCAAAGTACATGGGCAAGCCCTATGTGCGCGAAGGTCTGCTGTTCCCTGCCGATGAATTGCGGTATTTCAATGGCGTTCTGCCTGATGGAGAGCCTGATCGCAAGCTCATGGTCATGGATATTGCGTGGGGCGGCGGGGACTTCACCGCTTGCCCTATCGCTTATGTGTACGGCGATGCCGTGTTCATTCCTGACCTTGTGTTCAATAATGGCGATAAGACCGTGACTAGACCGGAAGTCGTGGGCAAAATCATCCGGCACAAAATCAATGTGGTGCGTGGCGAAGCCAACAACGGCGGCGATGAATACTGTGATGTTGTGGATAGTCAGCTTCGGCAACAGGGCTATCACTGCTCTGTTCGCAGCCAACGTGCGCCTAGCGGTCAAAGCAAGCTGTCCAGAATCATCCAGTATGCGCCGGACATCAAGCGGTTCTACTTCCTTGACGAGAAACACCAGTCAAAAGAGTACAAGGCGTTCATGGAGCAGGTGACGATGTTCACGCAGCTTGGCAAAGTTCCGCACGATGATGCACCGGACAGTCTGGCGCAGCTTGCCGATGAACTTTACAACGGAATCAGTAAAATTGAGCCTGTCAAGAGGCCTTTTTGATTAAAAACACAATATATTGTGTTCGCTGGGTCTATTTATTTGATTTCACCACTTGACAAGGCTTATAATGTACGCAGGAAGTTTTGCAGCTTCCCTTAAAGGAATAGCTTACACGCGGGGTTTTGTCATTTTTACTCGCGTGCGTGTCAACAAGCATATTCCTCCTTTCACCGGTGGAGGTTTTTTCACTCTTTCACCTTCACCGGGCTTTATATGTTGCGTTTCCAATTGTTTGGGGAATGCCAGTCAGCCTCCCCCATGGCTGGCAAGCAACGGTTCGATTCCGTTACGCAGCACAACCAACCACCTAGCTTTGCATGGACTTATTCTCCAAAACCTCCACCGCTATTCCCGGCTCTTGATGTAATGTTTAGGCATGGCATTGCAAAGAGCAGCGGTTAACCAATCAAGCCGGGTTTCTATGTTGCATTAGCTCAGTCAGGCTAGAGCATCCGGCTCATAACCGGACATACATTGGTTCAAATCCATTATGCAGCACCAAAATTGCAGCTTACCCGTTTACATCTGTCCGACAACTGAATGTAAAGGCTGCAATGGTTTTCTTCGGGCGAAGAATAGCACGGCTGGAAGTGCGAACAGTTTCCCAGTAGCTTCTGACAGGTCTGTGCTCAACAGCCTGTTTCCAGAAATCCAACGAAAGGAGCGCTTATGCTAGTTAGAATCTGTTGCCCTTGTATCCGCCAGAATCCAATTTACAAGAACGTCCGTTGTAATCGCTATCTTGGCGAAGTGGACGGACGATACCATTTCAAGTGTGACAGATGCAAGGGCGTTATCGAAGGAGACACAAAAGAAGGATGGGTGAAAATCATCCATCCACCGGAAAAATGAGGGAACGATGTTTGGCAAGAAGTTCAAAAAAGAAAAATTGAACGAATACCCATGTGATATTTACTTAAAAAATGCGCTACGCCTTATTCGTGCAAGAGATTTTGATTCTGCATATAGCGAAATCTGCTTTGCAATTATCAAGAGCGGCGGTTCATTAAAAGGCGATGACGCAAAATATTTTAAGAAGTTGCATAATTGAATAGCTTTTGAAGCGCAGTTTTGGCGCAGTGAGATAGACCTTAACAGGTTTGTCTTGCTGCGCTTTTTATTTTGCCGGAAAGGAGGAACGCATGGCTGAGTATCAGATGGTTGTTGGCGGCTTTTTGAATGAGCCGCTGACCGGGCGTAGACCGATTGAAACGCCGGAGACGGAAATCAATCAGACGAACGTGCTGAAAGTGGTTATGGGCAAGGCAGAACCTATTCATCTGCTGAACAAGAACGAGATTCGCTTTCTGCACAACTACTATTTGGGTAGTCAACCTGTCCTCAATCGCACGAAGGAATACCACGCTGAAATCACCAACCGCATTGTGGAGAACCACGCCAACGAGTGCGTGGGCTTCTACACAGGATATATGAGCGGTACGCCGTGCTCTTATGTGCGGTCTGAAACGGCAACAGGTGACGGCGAGGAAATTGCCCGCCTGTCTAACGCTTTGCAGTATGAGGGAAAGGACGCGCTTGATCGGCGGCTCTGGCAGTGGATGTTGGAGTGTGGACAGGGATACCGCATTGTTCTTCCTGACAAAGGGTACAACGGCAACTACCCGGACGAAACACCCCTGCTGGTGGACGTTCCCGACCCGGATATGGCGTATGTGATTTACAACTCCGGTATCGGGCACAAGCCAATTGCCAACGTGCTGCATATCCCACGCAATTATCAGAACGACCTAAACGACCTGATTTGCGTGTATACGCCAAACCAGTATTTTGAAATCGACAACGGAAAGGTTACAAAGTCTGAGAATCACTCTCTCGGAATGCTGCCGATGGTCGAATACAAGCTGAACCCGGAGCGTATGGGTCTGTTTGAACCGGCTATCCCTGTGCTGGATGCCATCAACGACCTTGAGAGCAACCGTCTAGACGGTGTGGCGCAGTTCATCCAGTCCATTATGGTGTTCACCAACTGCCTTGTGGACGAAAATGCTCTAAAGCAGGTCAAGGAACTGGGCGCAATGTGCCTGAAATCTACCTCTGGTCTGCCCGCTTCTGTTTCGCAGATTGCAAACGAGCTTGACCAGCAGCAGAGCCAGACCTTGCTTGATTCCATGTTGAACGTGTACCGCAGCCTGACTGCCATGCCTAGTGCAACTGGCAGTGAGAACGCAACGTCTGACAACGTGGGCGCAGTTATCGTCCGCAACGGCTGGAATCACACAGAAGCAAGGGCGCAGCAGTATGAGAATATGTTCAAGTTCTCGGAACGTCAAAGCCTGTCTGTGATGCTGAAAATCTTGCGGGATACGGCTGGTTCTAAGCTGATGGCAAGTGACATTAACATCAAACTTCCGCGCCGTCAGTACGACAACCAGCAGAGCAAGGTTCAGATTTTCGCACAGATGCTCAGTCAGAGCATTGACCCGCAGTTGGCGTTCACTACGCCCGGTCTGTTCCCTGACCCACAGGCTGCTTATGAAATGAGCAAGCCCTTCCTGATTGCCGCTGGAAAGCTGGGCGAGGATGGGAAAGCACCGAAGCCACAGGAACAGCCGACTAACCATATTGCCAACAACGGCAAAATGGTTGGTGAACAGACTAATGCAAAGGAAGAAGAGCAAAAATGAAGAAGCTGTTTATTTCCTGCCCGATGAAGAATCGGTCGGAAGAAAATATTCGGATGACGTTTGACCGTTTGCACAAGATTGCCGAAGCAGTGTACGGTGAAAGCCTTGAGGTTATCCCGACCTATATCGAAGATAACCCGCCTAAGTGCAGAACTGAAGGGCTTTGGTATCTTGGAAAGAGCATCGAATTTCTCGCACAGGCTGATTATTTTATCGGTATTTGCGGCGATAACGCCTTTCAGTATAACGGCTGTACTGTAGAAATTGATGCTGCAAAGTTGTATGGCGTTCCAGTCTATCTTGTTCCGACCGTTTTCGCCGCTCCTGATGTTGCGAAAAAAGAACTGGTTTACAACGGCGCAGGAGAACTAATCGACTAAAAATCAATCCGCATTAGCGGGCTGATATATTCCGACAGGGAAGCCGGGATACAAATTTCGCAGCGTTGCAGGGAAGCAACGGTAAAAAAACGCAGGAGGAAATTAACGATATGAAACTCAATGTGTTGCTTGGTGATGCCTACAAAGAGGGCATGACCGCCGATGAAATCATTTCTGCGCTGGAAAAGGTTGCAGACCCTAACGCAGAGGTGGAAAAGCTGCGCAACGCCGTGACGAAAGCCAACGGTGAAGCCGCCGAGTACAAGAAGCAGCTCAAAGCAAAGCGTACCGATGACGAGAATGCTGCACAGGAACAGGCTGACAAGCTGGCAGAAATGCAGAGGCAGATTGAAACCCTGACTGCCGACAAGGAGAACCTCGTCAAGGAAAAGACCCTTGCATCTTACCGTGAGAAGTTCGTTGCGCAGGGTTATGACGCTGAACTGGCTGGAAAGGCTGCATCTGCACTGGCTGACGGTGACATGGACAAGGTGTTTAAGTTCCAGTCGGAGTTTATGACCGCCCATGACACTGCATACAAGGCTTCTCTGCTGAAGGATATGCCCACACCTCCGGGTGCGGATGGCAATGGTAACAGCGCAGATAGCGCAGGTGTCGCCTTTGCTAAACGCTTCGCACAGGAGCGTGCAGACGCAAACAAGGCATCGAGTGACGCAATGACTGCTTTCCATTAAGGAGGAAAACATGAAGTACACCAATACTCCGGTATCGGCTCCTGAAAGCACTATTCTGGCTGCTGATACCTATGTTGCCATTCCCTTTACCGTCAAGGAGACCAACGCTGTTCCGGCTGGTTATCCCATGGCAAAGACTGGCCTGAAAGCTGCTGCCACTACTGGCACAAGTGCTGCTGATGCGGCTACCGATGCCATTGGCATTCTGCTGCACACCGTTGACCCTGCCGTCAACCCCAATGGCGCACTGCTGATTCAGGGCGTTATTGATGTGGACAAGGCAAAGCTGTCCGGCTTTACCTATTCTGCAAACGATATTGCTGCTCTGAAAAAGGCTGTTCCCGCCGTTTTCTGCCGTACTGATGTTGGCGCAAAGAGCGAGTAAGGAGGACTAAATTATGGCACTGAATCTGAACGAAATCTTCTCCCCTGCTGCGATTGCCGCCTATTGGACGAACGACCCGACCAATGCGCAGCCCTATGCTTCCGATGCCCTGTTCCCTGCTCGGAAGAAAGTCAGCATGGAACTGGAGTGGCTGCGCGGTCACAAGGGCGTTGGCGTTTCGCTGAAGCCTAGCGTTTTCGATACCAAGGCTACGTTCCGTACTCGTCAGGGTATCAAGATGACCAAAACAAGGCTGCCGTTCTTCCGTGAGGGCACTCACATTGACGAGGAAGACCGCCGCAAGATTATTTCTGTTCTGGCTACCAATCAGGAGTTTGCGGCAGACGTTATCAATCGTGTCTACGATGATACCGCACAGCTTATCACTGGCGCACGCATCGTTCCTGAGCGTATGGTTTGGCAGCTTCTGGCTCCCAAGACTGGCAAGCCCGGCATCTCTATCGAATCCAACGGCGTGAGTTACGTCTACGATTACGACCCTGACGGCACTTGGCAGCAGTCCAATTACAAGGCTCTGGCTACCAAGGAGAAGTGGGACGCTCCTACCACTGCAACCCCCATCGCCACGATGACCACTGCCGCAAACACCGTGCTGGCAAACACTGGTGAGATTATCACCGATGCCTACATGAACACCAACACTTTCCACAAGATGATCGCTGCGGATGAAATCAAGAACCGATTCCTGACGGTTATGAAGACCACTACCGCCGTTCTGGTTGATTCCGAGGCACGTTCTGTTGTCGAAAGTGCATCCGGCATCCGCATCCACCTGTATGACAAGATGTTCAAGCCGGAAGAGACCGCTGCTGCCGAAAAGTATCTGCCTGATGGCTATGTCGTGCTGGCTCCTTCTGGCTCTCTGGGCAATATGTACTATGTTGCCACCCCTGAGGAAGCCGACCTGATGGCTGGCATCTCCAACGCACAGGTTTCCGTTGTGAACACCGGCGTTGCCGTTACAACCGAACAGACTGTGCATCCCGTCAACACCAACATCTACGTCTCCGAAATCGTCCTGCCGTCCTTTGAGCGCATGGACGCTGTGTACTGCATCAAGGCTTACTAAGGCGAAAGGAGGAAAGCAGCATGGGAGACCAGTATTCTGAAGCGGCAGTCAAGCTGGGGCAGTACATTGCTCCTGCACTTGACCGTGAAATCACGGACGAGGACTACCCACTCTTCGACCTGCTGCTTGATTTTGCCAAGGACAAGATATTTGCACAGGGTTACCCTTTCGGCAACAGGCCGGAAGAGCTGCCCTTGCAGTATCAGTCGTTGCAGATACGCATTGCAGCGGAACTGTACAACCACATCGGCGCAAATGGACAGACGAGCTATACCAACAACGGCATTACTCGTGTGTGGGAAAGCTCTGATGTGGCGCAGTCTCTGCTGAATGAAGTGGTTCCGAGAGTAGGTGTTATCGGCTGATGTTCAATGGAAGCCCGCTGGACAAGCGCCCGCTGTGGTACTCGAACCCTGTTGGAGAGAAAACGCCTGTCGTGGACGAATGGGGCAACGAAACCGGCGAGACATCGCAAACGTGGAGTGACCCTGCAAAGCTGATGCTGAACGTCAGCCCTCCTACTGGTTCTGCGGAAGCAAACCCTTTTGGGGCGTTCACGGATTACAGCTATGTGGTCAGTTCGTCCAGCAGAAAGCATAACACTCCACTTTATGAGGGCACGCGCGTCTGGTTTCAGACGGACGTTTCAAAGCCCTTCAACTACATTGTGGTCAAGGTCGCAGAGCATATTACGGACACGTTGTATGCGCTGAAGGAGGTGGCTGCAAGTGAAAATTAAAGTGAGGTTGAACGATGCCGGACTTCGTGATGCGGAACGTCAGATACAGGAATACAAGACCACCCTGAATCAAAAAGCGCAGGAGCTTGCGAGGGCGTTGGCTGACAAGGGGCTTGATGTTGCGAAAGTTCGTTTTGCTAATGCCGAATATGCTGGCAGCAACGATGTTTCTTGTCGTGCTGAGCAAAACGGAAACACCTGCACCATCATTGCCGAAGGAAAAGCAGTTGCTTTTATTGAGTTCGGTACAGGCGCACATCATAACGGATATGGCGGGCAACTTCCGCCCGGTGTCGGTGCGCATGGCTCTTACGGTAAAGGGCAAGGCGCAAACCGTAGATGGTACTACTACGGAGAATCCGGCAATGCTGGCACACCTGTCAAGCAGGTGGATGGTAAAGGTCAGTTGAATTACACCGATGGTAACGAACCAGCTATGGCTATGTGGGGGGCTGTTGAGGAAATGGCTTCTCAAGTTGAAGCAACGTGGAGGGAGGTTTGGAATAGTTGATCGATTATTTCAATTCTATCTTCACGGCTGTTGCTAAAGAACTGCGGAAACAGGTTCCCGGCATCTTCGTTACTGGTGAAATCAACGACAGCAACGTCAAGAAGTTCCCGTGTGTGCAGATAGAGGAAAACAACAATGTTCCAACTCACAAGGATTCTTCCAGACGAAGCAAGTATGCTGCCATTTCCCTGCGTGTATGTGTCTATTCCAACAAAACCAGCGGACGCATTGCAGAAGCCCGCTTCATTGTGGACATCGTGGATTCTGTATTGGAACCGCTAAATTTCTATCGAAAATCGTTTGCCCCGTTGAATGGGCTGTACAACAATTCCGTCTATCGGATTGATTGCAGCTATGGGGCAACAATCGGAGAGGACGGAAT